GAGAAGATGGACCTGCCCTGGTTTGCCTTTATGCCTGATCCCAATAACGTGCCGGGATCCATTGGTGAGGATGTTTACTTTTGCAGGAAGATCAAGGAAGCAGGGGTGCCCATTTACATCGACCATGACGTGTCCAAATCCGTCAAGCACATGGGAGACCTCGCATATTCCATGGACCACGCTTTGACCTTTGAGGACCACTACATTGAGCAGGACAAAAAGTATCATCATCCGGTGACGATAGAGGATCCCAATCCTAAGGAAAGCATGATCTTCATGCCTGTCGAGGATACGAAGCAGGCAGAGAACAACATGCGGTCCCATTACTGGAATGGAGTGGCCATTACGAATAAGAAAATCGATGCACCTGATGGGTGGGAAACAACCGACAATCTTGATGTGGTGGCCCTCTATCCAGGCCTGAAGCATTACCTGATCACCACAGATGATTTTGTCCCTGGATTGGACTGGGCGAAAAGAATGGCCCAACGATGTGGACCTTGGGATGTTTTCTACGGACCTGATCGGGTATTCGACGAAAAACTCCCGACTCATCCCTGCATTGGAGGGGAACTGGTCAAGCATGTCGGATCCCTTTTCCTGGAGAACAAGTGGTTCTGGAGCAATGCCTGGTATGACATCGGAACAGAACTGGGCACTCTCAAATACTTCGGAGATGGATGGGGAGACTGGCAACTGAAAGATCGGAAGGTCGGAGAGAACGAAGGACAGGCCTATATCAAATGGAAGGATAATGAGTTCGAGCCTCTGACCAAAAAGCTCAAGGCCCGGATGGAGGAGTACCAAGCACCTGCGAAAAAGGCAGCCTGATGGCCATATCAAACTACGCAAATCTGAAGGCCTCAATCGGTGATTTCCTGAACCGATCTGACTTGGCCACAGACCAGTCAGACGGGTCCACTGTCATTGAGAAGTTCATCGAGTTGGCAGAGGCAGAGTTCAACCGGAGGCTTCGGGTAAGGTCCATGGTTACCAGATCCACCATCACAGTGAACTCCCAATATACCGACCTTTCCAGTGACCTCACAGACTATTTGGAACTGAAGAACATCACCCTGGAACCAACCTCCGGGGGACCAATTGTTCTGGAGTTCAAGACCCCCCAGGCCATGGATGAATTCAGATTCCAGAGGGCAGGGGCCACCGGGAGGCCTATCTGCTACGGATTGATCGGATTTGAGTTGGAACTCGGCCCGGTGCCAGACGGAAATTACTCGGTGGAAATCACCTACTACAAAAAGATTCCTGCACTTTCTGATTCCAACACCACCAATTTCCTCCTGACCAGTCACCCGGATCTCTACCTTTATGGATCCCTGGTTCACTCGGCACCCTACCTGATCGATGACCCCAGGATAGCAGTGTGGAAGGCCTTGACTGAGGAAAGGATGCAGCAACTGGTGATCTACGACGAGAGAGGCGAAAATCCAGGCACGGCACTCAACATGAGCATCAAAAGGCCATATTTCTCAGGCCCTGTGAGTAACCCGATTTACTACCGATAAAATGGCTACCAATACCTCTGATTTTTTCACGTTTTCCAAGACCGCAGGAACTGCCAAAAATCTCCAAAAACCAACAGATGGCGGAGATAATAATTTATGGGGTGGCTACATCAATGTGGATCTGGACACCATCGTGGGAGCAGTGAATGCAACCTCCGACCTCATAGCAGATGCCAATCAAAATGAACTGGTGGATTTTACGGCCACTGGGTCTGCGGTCAATCATGTGGGAATCACCAATGCTGCCACAGGGAACGGACCTACCATTGAGGCCAAAGGGGATGACACCAACATTGATCTGAATGTTTCAGGTAAGGGAACAGGGGCACTTACATCCACAGGGGCCAAGCTAACAAGCCCGAAAGTTATTACCGGAGTAAATGACACCAATGGAAATGAACTGATTAAAGTCACTGCCACCGGGTCTGCGGTCAACGAGCTCACAGTTGTTAATGCTGCTACTGGAAACCCCCCTGAAATACAAGCAACAGGAGGGGACACAAACATCCATTTAAAACTGACACCTAAAGGAACTGGAGGTGTATCCGTAGGTGATATTCTTCATGCTTTTTTACCAGTTGGAATGATTTCTCCATTTGGCATTACAACTGTTCCAGCAGGATGGTTGTATTGCAATGGTACTACTTTAGGAAATGCCTCATCAGGAGCAACAAATGCTTCAGATGACTATGAAGCACTTTATGACTTAATTAAAACTCTTTGGGGCAATTCAGGCGGAACTTTTTCTGCTGGGAACACTATAAATTTACCGAATTTGCAGGCTGCTTTTTTAAGAGGTATTGATGCCAATACAGGGCATCAAATGGCTGACGGGAATAATTTTTCTGGCCCAACATCAGTTGGTAGTTTTGAGAATGACTTGTTTCAAGGGCACTACCATATTGTTAGATTCAGAGATAATAGTAAATCTTTTAACCGATCTGGAGATCAGGGATCGACAGGTGCTACAAACCGATACCATGAGGGAACTGAAGGTACTAACTCCCTACAAGCGCAAGCTTTCACCGACGACGGGACCAACGGAACCCCGAGAGCTGGTGATGAAACCCGACCTTTCAACGCAGGCGTTAAATACTGCATAAAATTTTGATGGCTTATATTTACAAAATTAATCACATCAGCAGGCATTCTGCTTCTCATCAGTTTGACATCTCTTCAGGCAGTCAGATCCCTGGTGGATTCGGACTCTCTGGAGTGCATGGCCACGGCAATATATTGGGAGAGCAAAAGTGAGTCAACGGCAGGGCAGATCGCAGTCGGGCAAACAATCCTCAACCGGGCCAAGCATCCTCGCTTCCCAGGCTCCGTCTGTGGAGTGGTTAAGGAGGGGAAACATATCCAAGGCCTCCCGGTCAAGGACAGGTGCCAGTTCAGTTTCTACTGTGATGGCAGGTCAGACGTTCCCAGGGAACCGAAGGCCTTCGAGAAAGCATTAAGGCTATCTGAATGGCTCCTTCTAACGAAAGACTGGATTCCAGACTTGACGGACGGGGCACTCTATTATCACGCCTCCTGGATGGAGATATGGCCAAGATGGTCACAAGAAAAGCGAAGACTTTTGCAAATAGATTCGCATGTTTTCTACCAGTGATTTTGATGCCTTTTGCAGTGTATGCAACTGGCCATCATAGCCCGGTAGATCCTCAGTTTCATCAGTTCCAGGCAGTTCAAGCTCCTGCACCAACAGCAGGCAATGTAACCGACATGCTGGTAAATATCTTCTTGGAGCAGGGAGTTTTGGGGGCCATGCTGATTGTTCTGGGAATCTATTTTTACAAGATGGAGGGGCAGGCACGGCAGGACCGATTAAAGCTTCAGGAAAAGTTTGAGACTCTGGTCACTAGAAACCAGGACAACCTGATTGAGGTCAAGACCCACCTAGCCAGTCTTGATGCCAGAATGGGCAACCTGGAGAGGGAAACAGAGGGATTAAAGGATTTCATTTTTACCAAGATGAAAGCATGAAGAAATGGCTGAAACGATTGAAAAAATTACTCGGACGGATCCTCCGCAGGAAAAAGGGAAGGATCCAGTAGATCCAGACGTGCAGATTGCCAAGCTCAGATTCTGGGCAAGGTTATTGATCTCTCTGATGGCGTTCTGCCTTTTTGGCTTTTTGGTGATCACCATGATCAACAAGCCTGATGAGTTGGCGCAATCTAGCAAGGACCTGATCAATTTAGCTTTCGGAGCCTTCTTGCCCATCATTGGGATGTTAGGGAAGTTTTGGTTTGAGGCCTCACCAGAACCATTGAAACCAAAGAACGAGGGGCCTACTCAATTTGAACAACGTGTCGATATCACGGCACCCAACCAAGAAAAGGAAGTCTAATGGCACCAATACTTTCAATGTTAGCAAACACCCTGTTTTCCATCGCAGCCGACAAATTACAAACGGCAGGACGAGACCATATCATGAAGGCCATCAATGAGAACCTAGATGATGATGCCAAGAAGGTTCTTGACCAGGCCATCAGTGATGACAAGGGACACAATAAAAACTCTCTTTCCGATCTGCTTGGATGAGGATCTCGGACCATTTCCGAAAACAGGAGTTTGAGAAGAGTGCAACTGCCATGAGGTTGGGAATATCCAACACAGTCACCGAGCCTGAACTGGTGGCCAACATGGTGGCCCTTGCTGCTAATGTTTTGGAGCCATTGAGGGCCAAGTGGGGGCCTGTGTCACTGAGTTCCGGGTACCGACACCCTGATCTTTCTCAGGCCTTAGGATCTAAACCGACCTCGCAACATTGTTTCGCAGAGGCAGTTGATTGTGAGATGTTCAAGAGCCCCGGCAATAGGCCTGTTTTCGAGTGGTTTGTGAATGAGTCAGGCCTCTCATGGGACCAGATTATTTTGGAGTTTGAAGGTGAGGATCCCTTTGATGGATGGCTCCACATTTCCTCCAAGAGATGCCTTTCCGAAAACAGGAAGGAAGTTTTAAGGGCAGTCAGACAGGACGGCAAAACAGTCTATCTCCCAGGAATCAACTGATGGCATACCTATCTCTGGACATCCCCCCCGGTGTAGTCAAGGCCGGGTCTCAGGTTGAATCAAACGGCAGATGGAGAGATGCCAATCTCATCCGATGGCACCAGGGCAGACTTAGGCCTGTCGGAGGATGGTTTGCAGAGACTGATGCCATGACCGGAGCTCCTCGGACCATTCTCACTTGGTCCACTAATAACGGGTTTGCCCAGATGTTCATTGGAACGAATAACAGACTTTATCAATGGACAGGAGGCACGGCATTGGTTGAGATCAGTGACTATCTGACCGGAGGGGGAACTCTCAATGCTTCCATGGTCACCAATGGCTCAACCCTGACCTGTGCAACCGGGGGCCTTGATACTCTGCTCAATCCACTTTCCAGATTCAAAGTCACAGGAGGATCCTCAGATGGCAAGGTTTACACTGTGGCAACTGTGGTTTCAGACACCGAGATCACCATCTCTGAGACCTTTGAGGCTAATGAAACTGCAACCATTACCCTGACCTTTCTCTGGACCACAGGACAAGCACAAGGGCAGGCAAACAGTGGATATGGTGCAGGCCAGTGGGGAGTTGGTCTCTACGGCAGAGACCAAACTGATGCCTCAATTGTAGTCCAGGCAGGCAGATGGTCATTGGATAACTGGGGGGAGGATGTTCTCGGAGTATTTAGGCAGGACGGCAGAGTGTTTCACTGGGATGCCTCAGGCGGATCCTATCCAAACAACGGGGCCCTGGTAACCAATGCACCAACTGGGAATCTCGGCATTTTGGTGACCCAGGAACGGATTGCCATGACCTTTGGAGCAGGAGGGAATACCCGGAAGGTTCAATGGAGTGATCAGGAAGATTTCACAACCTGGGCAGAATCAGCAACCGGAGAGGCAGGGAACTTTGAACTCCAGACCACAGGAGACATCCAGGTCGGGGTCAAGGTCAGAGACTCGATTCTGGTGATTACTGATGAGGACTGCCATGAACTCACCTTCCAGGGGCAACCCTTCATCTTCGGTAGAAGGAGAATCTCCGACACTGCTGGAGTGATCGGCCCTGATGCAGTGGCCTTGATTGAAAATGCAGCCTACTGGATGGGTGCAGGAGCCTTCTATGTTTACAATGGCGGATACATCGAGGTGATCAAGTGTGATGTTTTGGACTATGTTTACACCGATGTTGACACCAGAGTGGACTCCACCAAGTTTTCCCAGGTCGTAGCATCCGAGAATCGGAAATATTCAGAGGTCTGGTGGTATTATGCCAGCGAGTCAGGCAACGGAGAGAATGATCGATATGTAGCTTATTCCTACCGGGAAGGATGGTGGACAGTCGGAAAACTAGACCGACTTTCCTGGGATGAAAACAACCCTTGGGGGGATCCCTTCTCCACCGGATCTGATTATAAACTTTACCGAATGGAGCAACAAAGAACAGGAATCCAGCCCAGAGGGGGATCCGTCACTGATCCTGGTAACAACTATGGATCTAATGACCGCACCATGGCCTTCGGAGGAGCAAACACAACCGACACCATGGTGATTTATGCAGAGACTGGGGACATCCGCGTGGGTGATGGTTCCAAGCAGATTCATGGCCAGCAGGTTATTACTGACACAGATCGGGGTGACACCAATGCCCTCCAGATGAGGTTCTTTACTTCACAGACTCCAGATGGCACCGAAACCGATCAGGGATCAAGTGCATTGACCTCCTCAGGATATTCGGATGTGAGGTTTTCCGGGAGATACATGCGCTACCGGGTTGAGGCACCCTTTGATCAGGATTTCAGGGTTGGTGATATGCAACTCAAGGCAAGGACTGGAGGAGATCGATGAAGCAATTGCCAGTCCCTCCTCCAGAGTATTCCAAGACCCACCAGGGACGGGTCCAGGAAGCCATTTATAATGCAATCAATGATGAAGTCGTGCAGAAGCTCCAGGATATTGAGTTTGATGGCAAGAGTGCCTCAGATGCTACCAGAGCCTTGTTTCTCGGCAGAGTTTCATTGCTCAGTCCAAACGGCACCAAGTTTCAGCTTTTGGTCGATAATTCAGGAAATCTTTCCACCACTACCATATAGGTGAATATGAATATGTTCTTATCAGGCCCCATGAGAAAAATTGCCAACATGGGAAGAATGGGAGACACCGAACTGGCACACGTTACCCCAGAGGAGAAAAGGCTTCTGAAGGCTATGGGAGGTTCTGGGACCATAAACCCAAGGACTGGGATGCCTGAGTATTTTCTAAGTGGGCTTGCCAGTGGAATTCGCAGGGCTTTTGGTCAACCAGACCCAGAGGAAGAAATACAGAGTGGTATGGACAATGCTGCATCAAATGTTGCGGATTCTGCCACCGAAGCAGGACAAGTGGATCCATTAGACACATCTGATGAGATGAAAGCTCTTTTATTTAAAAGGTATCAGAGTGATGTTTTAGATCGACCCTATCAGAGTTTCACAGGCACCAGGTACGCAGGATTCAATCCTGATCAGGAGCAGGCATTTACTGGTGTAAGGTCCTTTGCTGGGACTGTACCGACTGCACAGGGAGAAACAACCTACCAGTCAGGATTTAGGACGGCAGGACAGGATCAAGCAGGATTCCAAAGGGAACTGGATGCCCGGATGAACCCCTTCACTCAATCGGTCATCAACCAACTCCAGAAGGATATTTCTGAGCAGCAACAAATGGCCTTAGGCAGGACCTCAGAACAGGCCAGGGCAGCAGGGGCCTTCGGGGGGTCTCGACAGGGAGTGGCAGAAGCACTCACTTCAGGCCGATACGGAGATGCCTTTGCAAGAACCGCAGGCCAGTTGAGGGCCGATCAGTTCAACCGAGCCATGGCCGGAGTGGATCAAGATCGAGCCAGGCAGGAACAGTTCCGAGGCCAGGCAGCCGATACTCGATTAAGAGCAGGCAGGGACCTAGATGCAGGAACTGCCCAGAGGATCAATGCATTGGCAAGAGCAGGCAATCAGCAACAAGCCTTTGAGCAGGCTCAGAAGGATTTTGCCTATCAGCAATTCCTTGAGGAACGTGATTACGACAAGATGAATATTTTAGCAGGAGGTGGCCTTTTAGGTTCTGCACCTGGAGACTATAGGCCTCCGCCTGAGCCAACTTTTTATGGCAGATCAGGAGGCATTGGAGGCCTGTTTGATCTTCTTTTTGGTAGACCTCAACGATTAGCTTAAAATGATTGAATACGTCCCTGCTGCCATTGCAGCATTTAATTTTTTATCTGGAATGAATGATAGCGAACAAGCCCCCCAGCAATATCAGCAACCTGTCTCACCAGGCAACCCTCAGGCTGCCATGCAGTTCATGCCTCAGATCCCAATGGCTACCTATAATCCCATGATGATGGATCAGGCATTGATTGAAGAGCAGATGATGATGCTTGACCCAGGCTCAGTGGTTAGAGAGGGTGAATTTGTTACTGCACCCCCCAAAGGACTTCTTTACTAAGGAATAAAATGGCACTTGTTCAAGATCAAAACACAGGGCAGATATACGACGATACAAGGGGAATCATAATCCCTGACTTTTTGAGGAGGTTGGAGAATCTTCCAATGCCTCCTATGCCGACCTTGAACATGCAGCCTCCTGAGAACCTCCTCAATGTTTCCAATGAGCCTCAGCCTTTCATAGATCCCAAGATGACAATGAGTCCAGAGGATGCCCGAACGATCCCTCAGATGCAGTACATTGCTGCACAAAATCCTGAGTTTCCTAATCAATTCCCGATGAAGGATGCCCCAGTCCGTACAGTCCCACAGACCCAGACCATACAAGGACCAGGACCTAATTTACAGGCTACTGCACAGGTACCATCAGTGAGCAAAGCAAGAGCCGACGAACTCAGGCAAAAGTATGGAGTGGATCCTCGGCCAGACCCCTTGGCAGACTACAAGGCAGTCATGAATCGAGAACCAGGATTCTTCCAGGAAAATGCACCCCTGATACTTGGCCTTCTTGGTGGAGTCTCAGGCCTGCTTGAAGCAATGGGACCATCACGGGTTCCAGTCTCCGGGGGCCAAGTCTTTGCCAGAGGATTGCAGTCCGGTCTCAGTGGATATATGGGAGGCCTGAAGTATCAGCAACAAGCCAAAGAGTCCCAGCAAGAAGAGGCAAGAAATCTTTTGGATGAGGTCACATTTAGGCAGTCTTTTGAAAATGCAGAACTTAAAAAACAACAATCTGCAAATTTGAAAACTGCAATCAGGGAAGGCCTCAGAGACCTGCAAGGGGTAAATTTATCATTAGAGATGCAGAGGCAGGTAAGACTTGCAGAAAGTCTTTTGAATGCCGGGGCCATTGGAAGTGCATACCAAGTCTTCTCCAAGATTGCACCAACTCCTGCTGCTCAATCTTCTACTCAAGTTTTAGGTCCTAAAGACAGACTTTTTGGTATTTCGCCTGATAAATCTCAAGTAACTGAATTGGTAAGTCCTTTGGCTCAAAATAATCAAACTGGGCAACTATTTATGACTGGGCAAGAAATTGCTAACAAGATGCCCAATTTGCAAAATTCAGTTGATGCAAATCAAAACTATCGGGTCATTTATGATGACCAGGGCAGAATGAGTGATTTTCAACTTTTTGATCTAACACCAGAAGAGAAAAAGTTAAGCAATGACCCTGGAACAATTTTAACAGGTCTGGAACTAAATAAAAAAGAAGGCAGGAAAATTTATAGAGAGAATCAGTTCTTTATAGCAAATCAAGATGGTATTTATGAACCCGTCAATAAGGATTCATTTTCGCAAGAAACAAAATTGAGAAATAGGTTTGAAGATAAAACTAAAATTTATAACAAAGCACAAAGCTCATATAGAAACATAATATCTGCATTCAAACAATCAACTGAAGATCCTTCAAAGAAAGGTGTTTCTGATCTTCAGATAATAAGAAGTTTCATGCTTATGATTGAACCAGACTCAGTTGTAAGAGAGTCTGAATTTGGTAGTGCAGCAACGGCTCAGGGTACTTATGAAAAGCTAAAAGCGTTGGCTGATAAGTGGACAAAAGGTTCAATACTTGGCGATAAAGCTAGAGCAAATTTTGTTGCAGCAGCTAGAGCTTATATGAGTGAATTAAGGCAAGATTTTTATGATCAGGATGTAATAGGCAGATATACTAGAATTGCCAATGATTTTAACCTGAACCCTGATAATATTGTTTTTAATCCTTTTGAAGGTATTGAAGGACTTTCCAAACCTGAGCCTTTTGAGTGGGGTCTTCTTGATAATCCAAATGTAAATTTTGGTAACAAAAACACTAGTGCAGGCACCCAAACAGACATTCCCACAGATTTAAAATTCGGAAGAGCTAAATAACAAGATGGCTGAAAAATTTGATTACAAGATAATGGCAGATGAGGTCTCAGGGGCCTTGGCTGCTGGTTATGATGACCTGGACATAGACCGGGCTCTTTTTAGTGCATACCCCGACATGGTAGTCGGGAAAGAAAACTTTACTCCTCAGGGTGAATACATACCAGGATCCGCATATCAGGCATTCTACCAAGGGATGGCTCGAAAGATCCGACCCAAGGGAGATATGAGGTTTTTCAGGAATCTTGGAAGGGACTGGGTGAGAGGTGCAACCTTTGGATTCTCTGACAAACTAGGTGCCCTCTTGATCTCAATGACCAATGATGTTCCATATGATAAGGCCCTCAGAAGCATCAGGGAATCTGAATCAGAATACAAAAAACTTTACCCAACAGAATCAACATCTGCGGAAGTAGGGGGAGCAGTAACTTCACCGGTGACTTTTGGAGTGGCCATGGGGGTCAATAATTTACTGACCAGACTTCCTTTGATTGGCCAGTTCCTCAAGCCACAGGTCGCACAACCAATGAAGAACCTGGGCCGAGAGATGATCAAATCCTCTCCTATTGCAGGAATCGAGTCTGGACTCTATACGGCAGGCACCTCTGACACCATGGGAGAGTTTATTGAAAGGGCTCCCCGTGATGTTTTGACTGCCATGGCAGCAGGTCCGATGTTGACCCCTCCCATGTATGCAGCAACCGAGGGGGCCAAGGCAGGAGTCAGGAGGCTTATTGGACCAGGGCAACCTCCTCCTCCAGGAGCATCTGGAGACGGCATTCCTGCACCAAGATCAGACGATCAGAGAGGCATTGGAGTCATTGCCCAGGCACAACTGGAAAGCGGAGCAGATCGGGCAACCACACAGGCAGAACTGCAAAGACTGAGAGACATCGATCCCAGTCTTGAGGCAGAGGCCACGTTCATGGATGTCGGAGGATCTCAGCAACTTCCTGCGACCATGGGTGCCTTAATGTATCCGGGGCAAGCCAGGGATCTTGGCATGAGGAATATCATGCCCTTTCTTGAGACCCAGGTTGAAAGGTTGAAAGGGTTTACAAATAGGACCCTTTTGAAAGCTCCAAACTTTGCTGAGTATGTCAAAAAGCTAAATAGCAAAAGACAAGGAGCAGGCAGGATCTACGACAATATTTTTAAAAGACGTGAACGAATTAGTCCTGACTATAAAACCAAGGTTGAAGTTGATGGAGTTGAAGAAGAAATCAGTCTTAGCCAGATATTGGATGCAGACAGACCATCAGTTCAGCAAGCACTAGAACGGGCCTCTCAGATTGCTGCTGAGAGGAGAACCATGTTGCCTCAACCAGATGCCGATGGTTTTGATGGTGAGTTCCTGCATTTTGTCAAGATGGGCTATGATGATGTCATTTCCGACTATGGAGAGACAGGCCTAAGAGGAGTGATCAGAAGGGATGCCATTGCCAACCTAAAGGCATTGGTCAAGGTCCTTGATGAGAAACTCCCAGGCTATAAAAAAACCAGGGCCAAATATGCTGATGCTTCTGCTCAGAATCGAGCCATCATTGATGGATACAATGACATCAAGAGAAGGACCACGGCATCACCAGAAGCATTGCCTGAAATGTTGGCATTCCGGTTTGATGAATTGAGTGCATCAGAACAAGATGCATACCGGGCAGGAGCAGCCAGATATTTAGAAGAGTTCATTTCCAGCGATCTTGATGCCCTTTCATTGACCAACAAGGCCCGGCAACTTTCCAAGGAGGGCATGGTCAACAAGATCAAATCCATATTTGGGAAAGATGCTGCATCCAAGTTCAATACCTACATGGATGAATCTGCGAATATGTTCCAGAGAAGGATCCAGGCATTGCCGACAACCAATTCCCTAACTACAAGCAGGGGGGAAGCACAAAAGATGTTCCAGATGGATGCTGGTGAGGCCACAGGCAGGATCCCACTGTCAAGGGGGGAACTTCTGGAGGCCACCATGAGACAAGGGGCTAATGACCGACTGAGACAACTTGAGAGGCAGGCTGCTTCTGCTGCTGCCCCCCGGTTGACCAGACCAGGACCACAGAACGTCATGCAGACCCAGCAGGATGTTGATCGATTTAGAAGAGCAGTTTTGTTTCAGCAGGCCTTGGACAATCTTAGGGTCGGCACCATTCCAGGCTTACTGGGTCCAACCTCGGAGTCAGTAGGAAATTTCGGTGAATCTATGATCAGATAGGAGCAACATGCCCGGAACTCATTACAAATATAAAAAGCCGAAGCGCAAAAAAAAGTAATGACAGAACTGACCAAACGGCAGAAGGACACGCTCAAGAAACACTCAGTCCATCACACCAAAAAACATATGGCAGAAATGCGGAAACTGATGAGAGGGGGCAAGACCTTCACACAGGCCCACAAGAGTGCCATGAAGAAAGTAGGAAGATGAAGAAAAAGAAACCCGGACTTTATGCCAACATTCATGCAAAGCGCAAAAGGATAGCAGCAGGATCAAAAGAGAGGATGAGGAAACCAGGGTCTAAGGGAGCCCCTACTGCCAAAGCATTCCGACAGTCTGCCAAGACTGCAAAAAAGAAATGAGTGTAACCTATCGAGGAGAAACCTTCTCCGGGTACAACAAGCCGAAAAGAACCCCGAAGCATAAGACCCAGAGCCATGCGGTTTTGGCAAAGAAGGGGGACAAAGTAAAGTTGGTCCGGTTTGGCCAGCAGGGGGTCAAGGGCGCAGGAAAGAACCCGAAGACTGCCAAGGACAAGGCCAGGAAAAAGAGCTACTACGCACGGCACAACGCACAGGATTCCAGTCCTGATTTTTTCTCACCGAGAAGGTGGGCACACAAAACGAAGTGGTGACATGCCTCCAAAAACAAGACTCCAAGGATTACTCTTTCAAGAGCAGGAACCAATCACTCCAGAGGAAGCAGCAGCAGGTCTTTTGGCAAGGGTGCCTGTCATTGGCCCAATGCTAGGGGAAACAGTTTCTCCTCCTCAACTGAATCAAGGATCCACTTTATTTGATCCACAGACGGGTCTCCGCACCTTACCTCTGCAGGCACAGGAAATCTTTGAGCTACTGAAAAGAGGGGGGCCAAAGGAGTCGTTTATTGATTACACCAGGAGAACCCAGGAGGGTGTGCCTTCCGAATTCTTTGACTTGTCACAGGCACAACCTGCACTTGCCAATCCACCACAAGTCCAACGATATTCTCCAACGGCAAAGGCCGACATAGGACGTGCAACTGACTTGATGTCAAACCGCAGGGTAACCAATCAGGCTAAAAAGTTTGCCCAGCAGGGTGTGGAAATGATGCCTGAACGATGGTATGCAACAAGTCCACTCTTTCAAATTTATGTTGAGGAACTAGGTCCTGAAAAAGGAGAAGAAAAATTTATCAGGGACATCAACATTGTTGCTGGAACTTCTCCGAGAAGCAAAATCCCATCAAACATAAGGACCGCAAGCCTTTATCAGTACATGGCAGAACAAGGCATGGAACTGCCAGAAAAAACAAGAAAACTGGATGAAGGATATACAGTTGACGAAATTTTCCCACCTAAAGGATATGGATCTATTGCTCAAGGGACTCACCTGGGGAACGTCAAAAAAATTCTGAGTGGTGAGGGAATGGACCCAATCAAAAATCCAAAACCTGTTTCCTTTGCAGCAAATCTTTTAGGCAACGAAAGTGTCATCACTGCTGACACTCATTACATGCGGATGCTTGGGATGCTTTCTCAAGATCCAAGATTTTTAGCGACTCAGGTCAAAATTCCTGAGACAAATGCAAAAGGAGAAATTATTTACAAAGATGATGGGAAACCAAAAACAAAAACCATCAACCCAAAGCAGATGTTTGAGGATGGTGAATTGACCATCAAACAGGCCTTGAAAAAACCGACCTATTGGGAATCAGCACCGAAGCATACTGAATATGAGGCACTTGAAAAGGTTGGATTAAAACTGGCCAAACAGTTAGGCATGACCCCAGCACAATTCCAGGAAGCAGTTTGGGTCGGGGCTGGAGGCCTGACTGGATTGCAGAGTCCACCAGAGCCCTTCCTGAGAACTCTGGAGAATCGAGTCAAGTATACTGCTGAACAGTTTGGGGCAGACCCAGAGATGGTCCTCAGACAATACATCCGGGGTGAAATTCCACTGGCTCAGATGCAGGATATGCAAGAGCAATATGGTGGATTATTGAGTTGATTCCAGGAACAAATCCAGGAACATCCCCTTCTGATTTCTAGTTTTCCTGATTGATTACAATGACTTGAGGAGTTGACCCTTGTCCTTGGCAAGGTTGCGCTCTACCAACTGAGCTATTCTCGCTTAGGGGTCAAACTACTGATATGATTGAACTTATCAATATCAGAGTAAAAGTCAGTATATCAGGAACATCCGGGAACATCAAGGATTTGCTCACGTTTTCAGGAACATTTCAGGAACACGTTTTAAGCCACCCCGGCAGCCTCTGCCAGTTTCCTCAAAACTAGGTCCTCAGACTTGATCACTTTCTTCTTAATACCATGCTGAGAAAATAAATTGGTGATCTCGATAGTCGCATTATCATAGCCACTGGAATTCTTGAATTCAGTTTTCAGCAAACAGGTATTGTTTGCCTTATCCCAAACCCGGTCCCAGCATGTTCCCTCATTGTTTTCACAAATCTGATCAATCCACGGCACCAGAGAATTCCATGTCTCAAAATTTCCTTCAACTAATCCAAACTTTATTTCCTTTCTTACCATTATCGTTCTCCTGAATAAGCCTCTCTAATAAGATCCTTTAAGGTGCGGATCTCAGCGTTAAGTTTTTTGATTTCCTCACGATCTGACTGACCTGTGAAGATATATTGAATATCTAAACCACCAGCAATAAATGCTTTGATGGCAGAACCTGATATGGCTGCATTGCCTGACAAGATTTTTTGAATATATGTTCGACTGATATTGAATTTTTCACCGAGTTCTGTGTTGTTCATTTGCAACATAAAAATGGTCTCTCTCAGTCGTTCATAAATCTCTGGTGCATCCAGAAGTCTATCCTTGTTTTCTTTTTCCATAAAGGGGGTGGGATTTGCAGTTTTGTGTAAAAGCCACAACTGAATAGCCAGGTAAAAAAATAATTTATTTGAGTCCATGGTGGAGGGTGTTTCATCACCCAAGCACCACGGCAATAATTGTAGTCCATGCCGTTATTCATATTTATTACCTCTTAAAGATTTACCACTCGCAACTTCTTATCCAAAGCAGATGCGGTGATTTTGTTGTGATCCTTGGCCAAGTGTGCATAGCACTGAACTGATTTAAGATCAGCATGGCCAAGGTGATTGGCAATCTCCATCAACGAGAAGCCTTCTGATGCCAGTAAACTGGCGCAAGTGTGCCTCAAGCAATGCCACGAGAAACCAGGCTTGTCTATGCCTGCTCTTCTGAGTGCATTCTTGAGTGAGTCATTAAGATCCCCGTATGCCTTCCAGGTTCTTGGATTGATGAATACAAGGTCATTGCCCAAGACTCGAACCTTTGAACGATTACGGAGGATCTGAAGAGCCTGAGGACCAAGATTGACTGCATGGTTGTCTCCTGCCTTCCGTTCCATTAATCGCACAATCCCCTCGACAAGGTCAACATGTTTCCATGATAACGTGAAAAGTTCTGATGATCGGCACCCTGTAAACAATGCAAGCAGCACGGCATCATGCAGGTCCTTAGTTTCTGATTCTTTAAGAGCAGGGATCAACTTTTCAATCTCCTCCTGTGTCAAATAGATCACCTTTGGAGTGGTAGGGAACCAGTGTGCTTTCTTGAATGGGTTGTTCCAATGGGTGGCATATCGATGGGTCTCAATGGCCCAAGTGTAAACTCTGGAGAGCGCAACCAGTCTGGCATTCAGGGTGGCATTCTTGAGGCCTTCATTCTTCCATGACTGGGTGATCTCATTGATCTTAAACTGGTCCAGTTTGTCTGCCTGCATGTCTCCGATGAGGGAAACCCATAGTTTCTGCCAGCCTGGGACACTAGACTTTTTACTAATCTTCAGGGTCGGCATGTGGTCTTTTTGCCAATGATCCACGATGTATTTCACTGTGATCCCATGGGAAGGATTGCCAAGGGCCTCAGTGACCTCCTGCTCTTTTTCCTGCATCAGGGCATCCAGTAGATTCAGCCTTGCCTCCCGAACTGGTGCAGGCTCCCTCTTATATGAGTAAACCCCTCCTGTGACTCGGTTCACTGTGTTCTCAGTCAGACCCCTCACCTCAAGATCCTGGTAGGAAATCAGCTTTGGACGTTTCTCCGGGTGCCCCGGAACTGTGATGCGGAGTTCAACAATCTGCCGTCGATTGTTGAAATTCAAAGTGCTTTTAACCTGGTCCATAAATCTCCTAAAAAAAATTGTTGACAAGCATGAACACGTTAATGTACTAATGTTTAGCGTTAAGCGAACATATGTCGCTGTTAACGTGTTAACGTAAGAATAAGATGTTTATGGAAAAGGACAAGAAAATAATTTCAGTGAGTGAAGCTGCAAGGCTCATGGAGATATCAGAGTCAAAGTTCAGGCGAAACCATTTGACCAGAATCGAGCATAGTGTCATGCCGAGTGGCCATTATGCTTTTCTTAAAAAAGACGTGGAGGAATATGCAAGAAAGCAATGATGTTGCCACGGCCATGAACAGGCTGGCCGATGAGATCCATGCTCTCCGCATGGAACTGACCCCCTCCCTCAGGAAGACCGAGGCCCTCCAGGATCAGGAGGCAGCCCGGAAACTCCGATTGATCAACCTTAAAAAGAAAGCAGCAGGATGACTGATTTTAATATCACAGGAACAGTTCTCCATGTGGGAAGCACCCAGGTGATCTCTGAGAAATTCCAGAAACGGAATCTGGAACTGGAAACTGGAGAACCTGCCTACCCCCAGATCAATGAGTTTCAATTCACTCAGGACCGGGTTTCCATGCTCAATGACATCGTTGAGGGAGATGTGGTCAAGGTCGGATTTTATTTGAAGGGCCGAGAGTGGATCCCAAAGGACGGCAGACCCAGACGGGTATTCAATGAACTGAATGGCGGATCCGTTGAGGTCATCTCCAAGGCCACCCCTGTGGAGCATGGCCATGTTTATCAGTCCCCATCAGGACCGACCATGGAGGTAGATGAAGTTCAGGAGAAACCGAGAGTGGCAGGTGCGCCTGCTGATGAAATCCCATTTTGAAACCCGGCCAGAGATCGCAAATCAACCGACCGGGTAAAGGACAAGAAGCATGATTCTAAGAAGAAAAAAAAGGATTGTCAAAAGGCACACCTTCCAGACCTATCGCAGGCAGAAAGCACTGAATTACTCAAAGCTGAAAAAGTGGGAGGAGGCACCCATCAAGGCAGAGCAGGAGGACCAGGACTCTCCGACCTTTGCCTTTGGACGTGGAGCCCATGCCCTGGTTCTGGAAGGACCTGACAAGTTCAGCAAGAGTTTCGAGGTCTTGGACGTGAGTTCAAGGAACACCAAGGCCTATAAGGAAGCAGTCCAGGAAACTGACAAGACCATCCTACTCAGGCCTGAAGCAGAAAAAATTCAGGGGATGAGGGATGCAGTCAAGGCTCACAAGAAAGCAAAGTCTCTCCTGATGGAAGGACATCGAGAATGCTCTGCCTACTGGTCCGAGCAGTTTGGTGATGACTGGCTTGCCATGAAGATCAGAATGGATGTCTTCCAGCCTGGAAGAAAAATCTTTGTGGATCTCAAGACCACAACGGATGCCTCCCCAAAGGCCTTTCCCAAGGACATGGCCAAATATGGATACGGCAAGCAGATGGCCTTTTACCAGAGAGGCCTCAAAGAGATCACCGGAGAATGGTTTGCCCCGATCATTGTCGCGATAGAGAAGGAACCTCCTCACCTGATCGGGATCTATTCCCTTGATGCTGATTCACTTCAGCATTGCCGTGACTGGGTGCAGGACAAACTTACCTCTTATCACTCCTGGCTGAAGCAGCCGAAGCATGAAAGGCGCATGGGATATGACCCCCGGATCTTCGAGGTCCGACTTCCTCAGTGGGCATTCTATGAGTGAACTGATCAGTATCCTCTGCCCGACCAGGGGCAGGCCTGAGTTCATGGAGAGGTTGGTCCAGTCTGCCATCGAGACCTCAGAGTGGAATAACTACGAGTTTATTTTCTACATCGATGACGATGACCAAGAATCAATCGATCAGCATGAGGAACTGAAACTGATCGCAGATGTGGATGCGGTCATTGCTCCCCGGTGCAACCTCTCCCAGGCCTGGAACAAAGCCTATGAAAAGGCATCAGGAGAAATCTTTTTTCATGCAGGAGATGACCTGATCTTCAAGACCAGACTCTGGGATGAAAAGGTCTCTCTCCAGTTCCGCCAATCCAAAGACAAAATCCTTTTCGTCGGAGGCCAGGATGGTTTCCATGCCCCAGAAAAAAACTTTCTGACCCATGGATTCCTTCACCGGAACTGGGTCGAGACTGTCGGATATTTTGTGCCCCCCTACTTTTCAAGTGACTTCAACGACACCTGGCTGAACGAGGTGGCAGACATGATCGGGCGGAAAATCTACCTAAAGGATCTCCTCATTGAACACATGCACCCTCTTGCCGGCAAACACTTCTGGGACCGGACCCATCAGGAACGTCTGGAGAGACATCGATTGGATAAGCCCCAGAACATTTATGCGGAGAAGGCTCCTGAGAGGGAGAGAGATGCAGAGAAACTTAATCAATTCATAAAGGACAACGAATGAAAACTGTCGGAATGCTGGGCATGGGTAAACTGGGTTTGCCCTGTCTCATGGCCATGGAGGCCAAAGGTTACTCAGTGATCGGTTACGACCCTGACCCAGTCGTGAAGGAGATTCTTGAGACAAGGAAACTGCCCTATCGTGAGGAAGGGGCAGAGACCCTCCTGGAAAAGACCAAGGCTTCGCTGGTCTCTATCGAGGACCTGGCCCAGCAATCCGACATCATCTTTGTTGCCATCCAGACCCCACATGATCCGCTTTATGAGGGAGTGACCAGACTCCCGGAGACCAGGGTTGACTTCGATTATAGCTATCTGAGAGAGGGGATCTCCTCATTGGTGAAGCATATCACCGAGCCCAAGATTGTGGTGATTATCTCCACTGTTCTTCCTGGGACTATTGACCGGGAGATCCGCCCTCTGCTGAACGAGCATGTAAGGCTCTGCTACAACCCATTTTTCATTGCCATGGGTACGACGATCAAAGACTTCATGAAGCCAGAGTTCGTTCTCCTTGGAGTGGATGATCCTGGTGCTGCTGCTTATGTGAAACTTTTCTATGAGACCCTGCACTCCAGGCCAGTCTTCAAGTGTACTGTCGAGGAGGCAGAGATGATCAAGGTCTCATACAACACCTTCATCACCTCAAAAATTGCCATGGCCAACACCATCATGGAGGTCTGCCACAAGCTGAGGAAGGTGGACGGGGACGTGGTGATGGATGCACTGAGCATGGCCA